GTATTAATTACGCTTAATACAAGCGAGATACTGCTACTTTTCTTACGACCATGTAGCGATCACCATCCTTTCTATCTTCGGTTGAATGTTTTCAAATAGAACAAAAGGACCACCACCTTTACATTGGCGTTTCTTCTACCCACTCGCCGGTTTCAGTATCATAACGTTCCGTCATGTGATATCCATATGTTGAACATCGTCCGTTTGGATGTAGAACAGGCATATTAATTCCTTCTTGAGCATCTTCGACACGAAAAACTTTACCATCCAAAGGGGCGCAATCTCTACAAGCGCCTGCTTCAGTCACATACACATAATGACTGAACTCGTTCTTTTTGTAAGTTTCCATCGCAGACCGAGCAATGACTCGCCGTTCTTCTGTTTTAATTAAACGTTCCGCATGACTTTCAGCTACGTCCATTCGTTTAGCCAACTTCTGATAGTTGTTTCTGTATCCGTCCATATTAACATGCATATCAGTCATCACGTTGAGCAACTCACGCCTCAAACTGTCATAATGACCTGTACGCCCCCAGATCTTTTCAGAGAAATTATTCCCGTAAAAGGTAGCGTTCGCTATGTTTTCTATTTCTTCACGGACGATAGGCTGACCGTTTAAGATACCGGCCTGACGTTGAGTTTCTCTTAAGCCCTCATCTGTCATTGTTTCATAGCCCATTTTTTCCATGTCATCATAGAGCTTAATCATTTCAAGGTTCGCTTCAGCTAACATCACTTCTTCACGACTTGCTCTCATTTTTAAGTTATATAGACGTAACCATTTATTGGTTTCAGGGCTAAAATCTCGATCAGCTACAGCTTCAGCAGCTCGTCGTTCATAATCGCGAATATCGAAACCACTAGCTCGTTTCTTTGCTTCAGCAACTGTTATTCCTTCACGGGTCGCATAGTTCATATAGTAGCGATTTAAGTTATTCTGCAAGGCTTGTGTTGTTCGCTCAAACAATCGCTTGATGAGTTGTTCTCTATCTACATCACGCATAGCAATAGCATTGTCGTTTTCACGTTCCAAATTATACAAGTATTGTCTAAATTGACGGCTTGTAATCTCATCCACGTAACTAACAATAGAACCATCATATTTTTTAAGTTCCGGCATCGGTGTCACCTAAATCTCTATCATCCATGAACGGAGCCATTCGGTTTTGTTCTTCTTGTTCTATCCTTTTAGCTTCTTGTTCAAAGTTTGTAAACGTAGCTAACTCAGCTAATGTTTCTTGACTTAATTGACCGCCCGCATTAATAAATTTATCAACTTCTGCCCACACATCAGAAGGTAAATTCGGATGAAAGGTAAAGGTTAATTTATCTGCTTCAATCGGGTCATCGTTCAATGCTTCGTGGATGTTTTGGATCAATCGATACCGGCGTCTAAGCGCTTTGTTGAATTGCGTTTCTTTGGTTTTTTGAATCTGTTTTAATCCAAGCAATTTATATTGAATGGCTACACCGGACTGATTCCCACCAAAGTTTTGATCATCCATGTTTGGAATGCCGGCTAACTTAAACAAATCAGCAAGCAAACGGTCTTTATACGATTCAGTGCCTTGCACATCGTATTGTTTATATAGATACTTCCCGTCTACACTGGTCTGCTTTCCGTCTGCCGTCGTTCCAGATTCAGCAAGGATCACATTCGCATCCATCATAGCCGGGATGCCATCTTTATCCATGGCGCTTAAATCCCCACTAAGGAATAGCAACGCATCATTTAAGTCGCTCATATAATTCGCTGTATCGGATTGACTGGCATCATAGCCATCAATAATTGGGATTTCATTCTCCCAATCTCCTTCACGGAATCGGTTATTATTCCACTCCACAACAGGCACCATGCCGTAATCATGTTGTTTGCGCGGTTTAACCTGCACACCATCTTTAAAGGCTTCATCAGCCAGTTCTAAAGTAAATTGTTCTGCTTTGGATGGTTTGAACGAAATGATGTCTTCATCCGTATATACCGTGATGTGAAGCTTACCATTATAAACAGGGCAATGCACCGCACCGATGATTTCTTTCTCCACACTGATTTCATGGATTAAAAAGACTTCTTTGGGATCGATAAGCACGATGCGGTCTTCGTTATTTTTATCTCTGTAATGCAACTCATACGCCCGACCATACCGTGAAGCATCGTAGCCAATATCATAATCCAGCGCTTCGCTATCGTTGTATGTATTGATTTCATCAATGACAGAAACATCCTTTTTGTCATCCTCGTAAGTCACATCAATCGGTTCAGACATGAGAAAGCCCGTGATATATCCGCTGATATATCCACCAAAGTTATGACGGATACGATTATCTGATTTGTTTTCTTCAATCCGGCGACGTCCGGCTAATATGGTCACATTCTCGCCTTTTGAATACTGTTCTAAAGTCTTCAATCGTTCATATTGAGAAGAACGGAACGAACGAATCATATTCGCTAAATCATCCTTGCCTTCTTCCGTTTCCAATAACGTTTCCATATCCTCATACACAAAGCGTTCGTTGGCTTCTTCTTCAAATACTAAAGTGTCAAAACGTTTGTTCTTCTGTGGATGATCCATATCCCGTTCAAACTGATACGCTTTAGGGATGTATTCTCCTTCGTCGTTTATATCATCTGCATAATGATCTGTGTTTACCATCGTATCCCTCCTTTATCCGAATAATCGTTTGGCGTTTCTTAACTTCCGTTTGGTGTTTTTGTGTTGAGGTTTGACCGCGTAACCCTCGTAAGAAGTCACCGCATATCTACTAGCATCAATCGCATGGTTATATGTGTCTGTTGGTTTGTTGATATACTCACCTGTCTTCTTGTCCTTTTGCCACGTATAGTTCTCGAATTCTTCAATGAGCTTCACACACCGCTCATCGACAACCAGTTGATATTGTTGTAAGAATTGGATTCCTTGCAAAATACTTCCGGGTGGTTTCTTCGCACCTACAACCCGTTCGATGCCATGTTTTCTTAACTCAGCCACTGATTTTTGTTCAGCGCTATCTGCAACGATTCGCTCTTTAGCATAACCTAATCGTTTAATTTTGTCCGCTATTTCGTTATTCATAAGTCCTTTTCGAACATATTCTTCAATAAAATAAATCGTTTTGTTTGATTCGTCAATTTTCAAATGAATAAACGCACTCGGATCGTTAACAAAACCAAAATCAAGGCCAAAATAACTGGGTAGATGTCTTAATTTTTCTGCATTAATTAACTTTTTTTCGTACTTTGGAAAAATCAATTTGTCTAATGTTGCGAATTTACCCAACGCATAGATTTTGTAATAAGACTCATTGCGGTTCGCTAGTTCTTCGATATTCTCTTTAACCGTTTCATCTAAAAACTGATTATCCTTATACGTGGTGTGATAAACCACTGTGTTTTTAGGTTGTTTGATAAAGAAATATTGATACACCCAATTCACTTTGGAAACCGGGTTAAACATCAAATAAATTTGCTTATCCTTATGTTTTTTCTCACGCGTACGCAATGTAAGCTGCGTGTAATCATCCAAGTTAAACTCAGATGCTTCTTCCATAATTACATCAGAAATTCCTTTGATAGATTTAATTTTCTCTGGGTCCAATTATGTTACGAACGCCTCGCTATTGCGTCCTCTATATGTTTCCATATAGTTCAGACTATATCTTGTATAACTCCATTAAAAAAAGTTATACCCTCCTGTTTCGACTCGCTTGAGTCTACTCTACTCCATTAAAAAAAGCACCTTTATAGGCGCCTTCTTTTGTTTCGATAGTCGTTACACATTTTTATCCTTAGTATATTTCCACTTAAAACCTTTGCAAGTTCCATTTCGTTGAATCGACCTTAATATCTTTCCCTGAGTAACTCCCATTTTCCTACACGCTTCAGACTCACTCTTAAAAGTTTTAATTACTTTCAATGTGCTGGGGTCTAATTGTTGAACAGGTTTCTCTGTCTTTATTAATTTGTTTTCAAAAGCATGTTTTATGTTCTCTCGTTTTGAAACCCACTCTAAATTAGAAACGTGATTATTGGTTCGGTCTCCGTCCTTATGATTGACTTCGTATTTATTAGCGTCATCAGGCTTATGTAGAAAGTTTTCTGCCACTAACCTGTGAACATACGCCCTGTAATGTTTTCCATCAACCGAAAAAGCCACATACATCGAAGGTTTTATATTACTTCTCTTCCCATGTTCGATATATTGTTTTAGTGACCTTCCTTTAAACTTGGAAGGTTTTTCTTTTCCGTTTTTGGTCTTCAACATCACTGTTCTGTCAATCGACCTAAAGTTACCAAAGTTTGATATTTCATACCAGTCATTATATTGTTTTAAGGTTTTCCATTTTTCCATGTTTACCCCCCCTTTTGATTTATTGTACCATAAAAAGGGATAAACTAATATACTAAAGATAAACTTCGCTCGGTATTGCCCTTGCTTATGCATTAGGGGTTCCACCGAATTAAAGAGGTTTTATATGAACAATTTTTACTATCCATACCCTTAAATAGGAATAAGCTCCCGTTAGGGAGTCTTATACGATAATTGGATTTGTTCACTTTACAATGTTCCAATATACCAAAGTCATTTAATACAGATTGAACATCAGTAAAAATAGAATCATGAACCGTTGTACCTACTTTACGTAAGAACAACATCTTTCTTGGTTCAGCCCAATCCTTTAGCGCTTTTAACACGACTTTCTGCACAACTCCGTGCGATTTACCGCTTGAAGCGCCACCGTAATGAACTTCAGTGAAATGAGAATAGTCCTTTAATTTGTCAAAGATATGTTTATTGAATACTTTACTTGGATATTTGATATTAATATGAATACTTGGTTGGTTCTTAGCTGTCATCCCAATCACCTACATTGATTTCTATATTACGGTTAGTTTGTTCAACTTCTTGTTTATCGCGCCATACATCTGGTTTACGATTCTTCAACCAAAATATTTGCGCCGTCGTATTAGGTTTAGCATGCTTTTTAGTTGTGACAACCGCGCCTTGATTCGTAACTGTTTCTTCTTCATAGTCATATCCTAAGGCTGTTTTCAGCAAGGCGTTCTCCACTTGCCTATCCACAACCTCTTTGCCTCTTTTTAAGGCCTCGGAAAACTCGTAATATTTCTTTTTCCATGTATACAATGTATCTACGTTAATTCCTATGTTTTGCGCGATTTGTTCGTTGGTGAGCCCATCTCTAGCCCATCCTTCAATTTTAGTTAATCCTTCTTTTGTTAACCATTCAGTGTACTTAGCCATGAACTCACCTCCTCTAA